GTGAGGATAACCTACCTGTAGCAGTCGTCACCTGAGAAAATTCAGGATGGAGTATACCATCAGGCTTTACCCACGTTTTAATCCCCTTTATAAAACTGTCGAGATAGGTAGATAAAGCATTTAATCTTGATGTCTTTTGCAAGAACTCTACTGCTATATTATTACCTTTCCTTTGAGCTTGGGGTATTAAACTGTTTAGTGTATGTTTGTCGGTCTTAAACCCATGTACAGACGCATCTCTTGGACTCATAGGTAATAGCTTTAAGCCACCAACTTTATTAGTTGGAACATAAATAGCTCCCTGTCCATTACAAACTCTACATTTATTTCTATTTTTAAAAGGCGTTCCATCTTTTTTAGTCTTGTGTACAGATCCAACTCCTTCACAAGTAGAACACCTTCTAGCTATTGTTTTATATACTACAGATGTAGTATTTCTAACTGCACTCACAAATTGTGAATTACTCATTCTAGGTGGATACAAAGGTTTACCATTTGCTCCTGTGCCTATATTAAATGTACTAACGTGTTTTTCTTTATCTCTTACACGTCTAGAGTATATTACTGCACAAACATCTGCACCTGAATGTAAGTTACAAGGCGTATCTCCCATTACTTCTACAACAATCTGTCGTAACCTCTCTTCTATATCTCTTTTCTCTTTAGAATACAGTTGTTCAACTCTATGAAGTTCATCTAAGTCAATTTTCATACCATTTCTAGTAATCTCAACTATAAACTGCATCATATCCATCATAAGATCAAACGTAGGCTTTAATCCTTTGTTCTCTTCTTTTGTAAGATCTTCGACCTGACCCACATAAATATCTCGACAACTATATACGTCAGCCTTAGCATATTCTCTAACAACATCTAAGGGCATAGATTCAAATCCTGTTCCTGATTTAAACATATCATCAACTAGATCACTTTTCTTTTGTACTCCACCTCGTCTAGTAGCAGTTTCTTTCAAAGATTTCTTTACAGGCAAGCCTCTTGCAAGAATGTACTCGCCTATCATCGTACAGTAGATCTTTTTAGGCAATCTAAAGCCAAGCTCTAATAACCAAATCACGTCAAACTTAGCATTATGACAAACTAGCATTTCAGATTGATCAAAAGCATCCTGTAATATCTGTCTATCGTCAGGCTTGACCTGTTCATCGTGATAAAAGATCACCTCATCATATTTGCTATTCAGTATCCAATGGAATGATACCATTCTGTTCGTAGGCTCAAATGGTGAGTTATCAATCTTACCATCTTCAAACCTTTTTACAGATACCTCTGCATCTCCTATCATTACATTATTCAACATAGCGTGATATCTCAGGTTGAATGTTGCAGATGATCGTTCCATGCCATCCTGTTATTTTATTTTTACTTATAGTTAAGAACCTTACAGTATCAGCCCCTTCATCGTCTGCTGACTCACCTGAATGTCTTCCGATTCCTAAAATCCAATCAGCTTCTGCCGCTTTTCCTATCTTAGATCCTTCTTGCATCGTGTAAGATAATCTAGTTCTACCTTCTGCCTCTGCTGATGCCTGACCTACACATATAATAGCACAATCAAACTTTTTAGCAGTTTCTCTTAGTGATCTATATAATTCTCTCAATCTTTCGTGTGATGCTGAATAGTTACCACCAATCATAACTTTGTCAGCCTGATCAAGTACCACAATATTAGGCTGAACATTTTCTATATAGGATTCAATCTTATTTAGATCCCAATCTTGAATATCTTTCATAATCAAATTGTCAGCGATTGCGTCATATCTTTGTATAGCCACGTCAGGACTATTTTTAATTTCTTCTCTAGTCATACCTGAACAAGAAGAGAAGGCTCGTAGCTTAGTCCTGACAGTTTTCTCCTCGTTGCCAAGATAGAGTACTCTTGCTCCTTGATGACAGAATCCTTCAGGAGAACAACATAAAGATATAACCATAGCAGTTTTACCACTTTCAGGAGTAGCAAAACAAATACCTAGCGTAGCTTTAGGCAAACCATAGAATACATTTCGTAAAGTTCTAATGTTAAAACTGTAAGCGTTATCTGTAGATGTTTCTTCTAATAGTACTGCAAGATCAGATGTAGTAGGATCTCCAAATTCATCTGCAACTACCTCTCCTGATATTCTTTCAGACAATGCTTTCAGTCTTGGTAGTACGTCAAGATTACCTTCAGATAGTTCTATTCCCAAGTTTGCATATTCCTTGCCAAGCTCGGATACATACAGTTTATGTATAACATCTGACGCAACTTCGTCTGAAATAGAGGCTCTCACGTCCATCTCGTTGATAATACCCTCTACTATTCCCAAGTTGGAAGACGTGAGGACAGGGTTATTTGCCTTAAATAGAGCAAATATCTCGTCTGTCGTTAAATCGTGTGAATACTTTTTATGTGCATCCTGTATCATCCTGAATAGATGTAAGTACTCATTATTGAATAGTGTAGGCTTTAATTTAGTCTTATGTTCTTTGTAAAACTTTTTTGATAGTATATTTTTTAATATAATTACTTCGTTCATTTTCCCTCATATGTTTTTAAATTGTTGATAATTAGCCATTTGTTTATTTCTTTGTCGTAGATCCTCATATCATAATTTTTCTCGTGATATTCTAAATATTCATCCAAAGACCATTCGGTATAATTCTGTACGTCTATATTAGAATATGCCCAAGCATTACTTTTTATCTTTTTTAATTCTTTTTCCTCTTCCTCTGTCATCTTAAATAGTACACAAATGTATTTTTACCTTTTGTTTTTTTGTAGTAAGCATCTCCTCTTTCTAATTCTTCTCTAAGCTTAATAGCAAAAGGTTTTAACTTGCCATTGTTATATGTTCGTATAGCTTTATCGTGATATCTTTTACCATTTGATATTATAACTTTAGCTCCCTTCACAGATTCTAATTGTTTAAAGTTAGATGCTTTGTATATTGTGCCACTATGATTGTATTCTATATCAGAATAAGATACCACAATTCTACCTGTCCAATCGTTCTTTAATAGTTTTAAAGACTTACCTATGAAATAACTCTCTGTATTTTTTGGAGTATCATCAATACAACATAATCTCCTAAGTTCTATTACATCCTCAATAGAATCAGAGAACCTTTTGTACTGATTAGCCATAGCTAATCTTCCATAAAACATAGCACCTACCATTACATCCTCAGTATTGTATAAAGCATAACAATAATCTGCTATACATCCATTTATAGATTTAGAATAATGATACTGTTCTATAAAATCTCTAACGTCAGATCTTTGAACTCTTAAAACTTTCCATCTTTTTAATTCACTCATATTAACACCTCTAATTCTTCTAAAGACATTAATTTTAAATCTTTTTCTAATAATAATACTGTTGCGTCAGTCATAATCTTATCTCTCATAGCAATAGCTTTTTTACTTGCGTCTTTATCTAATGCTACAACTACTCTTTTATACTGACTAAGTAATAGCCTTTGTAGTGAGGATAGATTAGTTCCTAGAATAGATACTCCCACAACATTAGGTAATCTTGCGATAGAACAAGCAGATGGAACATCTTCAACAACTATACAAAAGTCATCTTTACTTGTTCCTACCTCAAATATTCCTGTACAGTTTCGGTAGGTTTTCCACTTAGGCTTTCTGTTGTCTAAAGATCTACCTACTGCACCTGTTTTATGTTTATTAAAAAACAATACTCTATTGTCAGAAGGACAATACTTTATCTCACATAATTTTTTCTCATATGCGTCAAAAGAATTAACCTTCTTTAAATAATTTATAGCAATGTCGTGATTGTTAGGATCTGATAGAATAGTAGGAATGGGTATCTCATTAGTCTTAATCTTTGGTACGTAACCTTTCAGTTTATTCTCACAGGCTTGTACAGATCTACTGACTACAAATGTTCCCTTGCATCCACAACTTGCTCTATAACAGTTCCAAAGTATGCGTCCATCTAGATTTGTTATAGAGAACTTTTTCTTTCCATAACAAAATGGACAATCCATAGAAAGTCTTGAATTTTCTTTTAGAGGAATACTTTTAATTATTTCTATTTGTTCTTTTCTAGTATACATCATCATCCCTTAGCTAGTAGTTCGCAACCAATGGTTGCTCACATTATGTGTTTGAAACTTTAAATTTGTCAATATTAAAAATATTATTTTTTTTAGTTTTTAACAATCCCCTTTTTTCTAAGTAAAACCAACAACTTGGACAAACAACTTCACGTCCTTCATATATTTTAATTACTGCATCCTGAGTACATCCGTCTTTTTGTACAGTACATTTTGGTAACTTATGCGTCATACTTTTATACCTTTCCTACACTTAAAGAAAGTTGATACAACTCTCTACAATAATGAAGATGTATATTGTCAGGAACATCTAATTCTTTCTTCAACACAAATAGAAGAGAATACAATCTCCAAAACTCTTTACTTTTTTCCCTAAGAACATCTTTATTTCTATCAGATGCACTAGCTCTATGTCTATGTCTTGCTTTTACATATTCTAATAGGGCGTTTTCTAGATGACCACAACACAACGCATACTCATCCATAGATCTCCCTTTAAATATGTCCATTAATTTCATCTTATACATTTTTTCTCCTAAAATGGTGGCTCTTCATCTTTACTAGAAGGATACCACACAGTATATTCTATTTTCTTTTTAGGCTCAACAGGAGTAGGAATATCTCTAATACCAAATTCCTGTAGAAACCATCTTAAATCGTGTGGAATATCTTCACTCAAATCCATCTTTGGATCTCATTTTTTTTCTAAATTCTTCTATTTCCTGTTCTTTATCTCTCGCAATTTGTGTAATTATAGCAGAAATGATTTCAGGATGCCTTTGTATTATTTCAACATTATCAGGAACTAAGCCACTACTATAATACTTATCTTTGTAGTGCTTTTTTACTATTTCTATCGCTTGTTCAAATATGATTTGATATTTTTCATTAAAAAATTCATAAGTCATACTATACCTCTCTCAAGTTTACTTTGTTTATATACTTCATTCCATTTAGGATCGTAAGATTTTCTATTCTCTCCAATATATTCGTGAGAGTAACAGATACGTTTCTTTTCTAGTGGAAAGTGATGCCAATTCTTACTGCTACCACTTTTTGATCTATCTACTAGATTTGTAGCAGTAGGTCGCCATAATGGTGATTTTTGTCTATACTCTCCCATTCTAATGTGACTAGTCTTAGAAAAGTATCTAAGCCCTTGTTCTATATGTATGTCAGCTACTGCATCTGATAGCCTTGTACCTATGCCTATACCTTGAAAGTCAGGCAGACAAACAGTTCTACATTCTCTCCATTTTAAACGTACATCCCCTTCGTATAGAGGTGGAGTACGACCGGGTAGGCATATTGAGGATGCAAAGCCAACTGTTTCATCTCCCCATTTAGCTATAAAACATCGTACTGCAAAAGGTATTTTATGATTCAGATAGTGATGGTTTTTAAACATTTCCCATTTTTCTCTGCAACATCTGTAAATACTAAGCTCAACTGTGGGTCTGATCCATCGCCTTTGTAACCCCCTCGACACAACAAGTTGTTTTGTGTCTGTGTTATATACCCAATCAGGCTCAAGCCATTCAATTATGTCATTATGACAAGATGCAAATATAATATGTGAAAGTCCTTGCTTTCGTATGTACTTAGCCACACTAGAGCTACAAGATTTAGCCACATTACGATTAACTA